GGATCATCAACGGCCTCGACAAGGCCGACCAGATCGCCAGCCTCGCCGACCGGTTCCAGCTCGCCATGATGGCCGACGTGAAACCGGCTAAGCCCGTTGCGCCGTCTGCGAAAAAACCCGTCCTTCCGACCATAAACCTGCCTTTACCGAAGGTATCATTCTGGTTTAAGTTGCGGCTGATAATGGCGCTGGTCCTCCCGGCAATTAAGCGGATGTTCAAAAGATGAAGCCTTGGTACTCTAGCCGTACGATGTGGCTCAACATCGCGTCCATCGTCACGACGCTTTGCACGCTGGCTCTGGGTAATATCCAGATGCTCGGGCTCCCCGATTTCGCGCTGTTCTGGTGGATGCTCGGGCTGACCTTGGTGGTCAACGTCTGCAATATCTATCTCCGGCTCGACACGAAGGAAGCCATCGGCAAGCCTGCGGACGAGTTCAGAGGGGAACACGGTTGACCGGGCGTCCGCGCCCGGTTTTTCTTAGGGGCTACGTCACCCCACCTTCGGCTTTGTGGCCGCGCTTGACGTGATGAACATATCTATTGAGGCCACAAATGCTCGGTCATGACATAGCGTTCTGGTTTGCGGCTCTCGGCTCCGCCATCCTGAAGATACTCCTGAGCCCATGGATGGGCTTTTGGAAAGGGGTAATCTCTATTGTGGCTGCGCTGTTCTGCGCGATTGTGTTTACCGAGCCAGTGCTCAATTATCTGAACATGGACCCCGAGACGTACAAAGCTGCGCTCGCCGCCCTGATCGCGCTCACGGGCGAAGGGATTGTCAGATGGCTCCTTCAAATCGCCACAGAACCCGGCAAGCTAGCCGAGATGCTGAAGAACATCCGGGGTCAGAAATGAATGAAGACCCACGCCTGCCATGGTTTTGGATACTGGCTGTAGCGTGGGCCTACTTCCTGCTGCTCGCGTGGCTGAATAACGCCGGGATGATGGGCTGACCGTTAGTCAGCCCTCCCTGTACCCTTCAGATACTCCACGCTTGCCCTGCGCATCAGGGCATCTTCCATCTCACGCAGTTCTTTCACCTGTGCCCGGATTTGCTCGATAGGCAGATCGCTCTTTTCAATTGCCCGGCGGCGCTTGCGAAGGGACGTAAGCTGCTTGTCGATAGCAGTGAAGATCGGGATCAGGTTGGTCAGCGCCGGGCGCTGTGCCGCGCGCTGCTGCGCCAGTTCGAAGTCCCCCATCTTCTGTGCCGCCTTGATCTGCTTGTCGTGCAGCAGGACCTTCTCGGCCTGAGTGTAGAAGCGGTCCACATTCGAGCGCGTCGTAACCGTGCCAGCGACCTTGGGGGCAAAAGGCAGCAGATTGAAGTCCTCAGTCATGTCGAACTGCCCTGTTGCCATTTTACCAACCGCTTCGACATTGCGCTGGATGAACCCGCCAGCCGCGCCTGTTATAAAATTTATTGCGTAATCGATCACTTCCGGCGACCAATCCCACCAACCGGGGATGGTCTCGTTGCCGCCCGAGATTGAGTTCAGGAACGCCGCCGTGTCCTTAGAAAGTTGACCTGTCGAGTTCCAATACTTCTGGCTGTTCGGCACCGGCAGACCGTCGAAGCTCGGGCGGTCGGGGACGATATTATTTCCCGCGAAATCCTTGTTTTGGAGCAGGTCGACAACCGGGTCGGCCAACGTCGGCATTATGGCGTTGAGCAGCGTGCCCGAACCGCCGAGCGGGTTGAAGGCGTCGAACGCGGTTTCAAGCGTGTCGATACCGGCCTTGAGGAAGCTCTTGTTCGGAGCGCCCGTGGCCGCAGCCGCGAAGTTGCGGCCAAGGTTGTGGAAGAAGTTGAAGCCGTACGGCATCGGGAGGGCAATGTAGTTCTTGCCGCCGGTCATAAAGACCATGTTGTTCTTCAAGACGTAATCGGGGATTTCGTCGTAATCCTTGATGCCGTCGTCGTCTTCATCGCCGCTAAAGATCAAGCGGTTGATAACATCCATGATCGCGCCGAAGGCAACGATGCCAAGGGCGAGGCGCTGGACCTTCTTGTTCTTGAGGCCCTTGAGCAGCACAAACGTGCCAGACAGCGAGGCATTGTAGAACAGGTAGAGAGAGTTGGCGAGGACCTTATACTCGCCGCCCTTGCCGAAGTTCACGGTCAGGTTCTTGGCGATGAACGCCGCCTGCGCCGGAGTTGCCCCAGCCCGGCGCGCATTGGCGTAGGCCGAGAGGCGAAGCGCATTTTCCGCCACCTTGTTGTAGTCCTCGACGAATTTGACGACGCCACCGATCATAGCCTTGGCGCTTTCCATCGTCTGACCGCTGGCGCTACCAGTGCTAGCCGCGCGTTTGCGCAGAGCCTCGGCAATCTGATCGACAGTCTTGATGCCGAGGAACTCGCTCGTGCCGCCGCCACGACGCATCTCGTCAAACCACTCGGCCATCTCGCCTTCAACCTCGCCGGTTCGCAGCACCTTGCGGATAGCGGCGATAGCCGCCGGAGCGTCTTTGACTATCGCTGCGGCAAAGCCCTCGATGTCATAACGATTGGCAAGGATCGCCGCCGTCTGAAGATCGCGGGTGAAGTTGGTAACAAGGAAATTAGGGTTCCACCCTGTGTTGACTGTAGCGAGGTAACGGTTGAGGATCGACAGGGCCTGAACGATCTTGCCGTTGCGCGGTACGTTGTCGTTGCGCATGGCGCGCGCGACCCACTTGTCGCTGATCTGCATGATGACATCACGGCCATTGAACTTGGCCGTGACGATGTCGGGACGCGACCGATAGTTCTGATCGGGCTGCGACCGGACCATGCCGTTCGAGGATCGCACCAGCTTGCTCGGCACCGTCGGCAGGATGATGCCGATGCTGTTGCCGGGGTTGTCTTGGATAAGTCGGGCCAGCGACTGCGCTACCTTGTTCTTTTCGGAACGAAGGATGGCTTCGTTGTGCTGGTTTACCAGATGCCCGACGATGTCGTAGGCGGTCGTGGTACGGCCAACCGGGCTACGGCTTTCTTTGCCGCCGATGTTGTAGCCCTTGCCGGTACGCGGCGCGTTCCGGTAGCTGTTCTCATCCGGATCGAGGTACTTGGGATCGATGCCCTTCAGCGGCACGTAGTACTTGAAAGGCGAGGCCAAGGCGTCTTCAGCGGAGATCAGACCGCCTTCGATGCGCACAGCCGTGGTGGCACGAGTGATGCGGTAAGCAAGCTGGGCAACGCTCTCCAGCTCGGCGGCTTTCCCTTCGGCCCGCATCTTGTTGATGAAGGCGTAAGCATCTGTGTCCGACATACCGGACGGGTTGGCACGCGGCGATTTGCGGGCTCGCAGGAAAGCATTGCGCTCGGGCGCGTGCTTTGCCAGCAGGTAGGTCTCGACGTTCTCGAAGCTGATGCCGTTCTTCACGGCGGCGTTGATCGCTTCGAACAGCGGTGTGTACAGCTCGGCCTCGGCGTCTTCGATCCGGTAGAATGCCTGACCTTCGGAAAGCTGCTGCACCTGATAGACGTTGTTCAGGTCGTCGACCTTGCCGCCGCTGTCGCGGATTTGCTGAATGGCATCTTCAAGCGACAGGTATCTGTCCTGAAGCTTGACGCGCAGATCATAAACCGAGGTGCCGAGGAAGTTGGTTTTGCTCTTCCCGAGCTGGCTCACCATCTTGGTGAGGTAGCCCTCGGTCGCGTCGTCGATCACCCACGTCGGCGACGACGCCGGGTCGGGCGGGACCTTGGCCCCGACCGTGTTCACGCTGTAGCGGATGTCAGGATTGGCCGCGTCCCAGTTACCATTGTTGCCAATGGCCGACTTGATCTGCGTCGGTTCGAAGACTACGACTTCGCGGAATTTTTGGGCCGGGCTGTCACCAGTTGAAAAGATGATGCCATCGTGCCCAGCGGCTTTCGCCATATTCACCAACTCGTCGCCTATCGGCATCCCGATCTTGTGCATGAGCGGGTTCTGAAGGGACAAATAGACGGGCATAGTGTTCGCCCCCGGAAGGTAATTCCGGTCCCAAGTTTCGTAGTCCATTGAGCTTGCGTGTTCCTCGGCAAACCCCGGGTCCGCCGAGAAATAGAAGACGCCCGTACCCAGCGCGGAACCGTTGCGACCGTCGGCCTCCCTGCGGCTGAACACATTAAAGCTGGACGTGGTCGAATGATACATGCGCAATGGATAGCCGGTCGGGTCGACAACCTTGCTGTCGCCGAAGAACTTCTGAAATTTTTCCGAGCTCACGCTGAAGCGCTCGCCGCGCCGCTCGGGGTAGTACTCGAACGGGAAGCCGAGGGCCAGCGGTACGACCGTGTCGCCGTTGCGCAGGCCACTCACCTGACCGAACTCGCGCTTGCCCTTGGGGTAAAGCACCACCGGGATACGCTCGGCCTTACCGAGCAGAGCACGGGCCGCGTAGGCACCATCGCTCTCGGCCACGCGCACCGCGCCACGGTCGCCCTCGAAAACGATGGAGGGCATGGCGTTGAACTTGTAGCCCGCGTCGGGCGCGGCGTCGAACACGGCTTGGTTCGGGTTCACGCCGCCGGTCAGCGCCACAAAATCCTCGGGGCTCATGTAGGTCAGCACCGCGCCCTGATCGCCGTCGCGCGCCTGCACGATCTGGCGCTCAGCCACGTCGCCGCCAAAGTAACGGTTGCCGTCGAAGTTGCTGTTGAACGACACGGCAGGCGTGCCGGGCTCGCTCAATACCGAAGCCGGGGCGAGGTCCGTGCGACCATAGTCCTTGCCGCCGGGCAGGCGCGCAGCGACACGACGCTGCTCTTCGGTCATTGGCACCGGCGCAACGCTCAGCCGCTCGGCCATGCGCGCCTCTTCGCCGGTGAGCTGCCCTGCCGTGGCCGGGCGGACCTCCATGTAGACGATGTCGGGGCGACCGTTGTTGAAGTTTTTGAACGTCTCGTAGTCCCAGTCCTTGGCCGCGCCGTTTTCGACGGTCGGCTTATACCGGTCGTTCCACGGGTCGCGGCCAACCTCGGCGAGGCCGTTCAGCTCATAGATATCGGGGAGCACGGTATCGAAACAGTCGAGCTTCTTGCCGCCCTCTTCGATGGCGAGGGTAAGCATGGGCTGGACTTGACCGCCGCCTGCCGAAAACACCGAGATGATATCGCCGTCAGGCTTGATGGCAAAACCGCCGGTGCGGTCTTCGGTCAGGAACAGACGGAAGCCCTGATAGTCCGCCGGGTCATAGAGGTACACCGCCGCCCCGTAGGGGCTGGCGAGCGCCGACTGTTTCAGCAGATCACGGAACGCGGTCGCGTTTTCGGGCGTGGCGTGTAGCTCATGGATCGTCGGAGCAGGCAGTTCCGCCAGCTCCAACGTGGTTTTGAACCCGCGCTCGGGTTTGAAGACAGTCTTTACGCCCCGAAGGCTTCGAGCATTTCCAGCGCTTTCTCCTCGGTAAACCCGTGGCGACGCATTACGCTCTCTACTAATCCGGTCTGCGACGAAGATGGCGCGCTTGAGGAACCGAGCCCGCGCGCGGCGTTCTCCGCCATCAAGCCTTCCCACTGCTTCTTCGATGGAAGTGGGAGCGTATTCAGGTTGCCCCCCACGTCGCTGTTCCACTGCTCCTGTTCGTCCATCGGGCGAAACTCGGGCTTCTCGGTCGGCATCTTGGCGTCCTTTCATCCTTGCTTGGTCAATGGCTTCGGTAGAGAAGCCTTTAGCACGCGCCAGTGCCGCAGCGGCATTGGCGTAGTCCGGGGCCTCTTCGTCATCGTACCCCGAGGTATCGGCACGGCCCTTGGCGCTTTCATACAGGCGCTTCTCGGGATACCAGAGCAGCGCCTGCAAGTCCGACATGGTCAGGGCGTCAAAGCCCTGCCCATGAAGCACACGAAGAATGCCGTCCATCGCCGCCCGGATAAACGGGCGCTGGCTCTGGCTCGGCTGTTCAATCTGGCCGTCAAGATAGTTTGAAGCAGAGTTCGCCTGCCGACGCAAGAGGTCGCCGACGGGGACAAGCTTGCCCTTGGGGTCCCGTATCTGCTTCCCGATGATGTTCATCTGATCCCGAATGTCGGGGTCAGCCGAGGCTTCAGTCAGCGCCATCGCCACATCGGCGGGGGTTCCATTCAGACTGACCCCGGTCGCGGCTTCAAAGGCCGCAAATGCCGCCGGGTCTTGTTTGAGCACCTCGATGGTGCCGCTCATATTGGCGAGCGTCCGGTCGATATTGACCTGATCCTTCTCAACCAGCTTGCCGATCCACCGGCCCCACGTCCGCATCAACCAACGGTCGATGGTAAGGGCGTCAAATTTTCCGTTCAGATTGGCGAAGAAACCGTTGCCGATCTTCGGCCCGAACACCGCTGCGCCACGGACAACAGTATTGACACCCTCACCGTTGATCGAGAACCCGATGCGTTCGAGCTGGCCCACGGTGAACGGCGACATAAGGATGCGTTCGAGGGCCTCATGGCCGTACTCGTCCATCATCCGGTTGAAGAGTTCGAGCGACTGATTGATCTGGGTACGGGCTTTGCCGACGCCGACGTTGGTCGGCATCTGAGGCCGACCTTGGCTACGGCTCTCTTTCCAAGCTGAGTACGCCGCCTCGGCCAGCTCGAAATTCTTGTCAACCTTGAGCCCGTTCGAGGTGATGGCAAGCACCACCTTGAACGCCAGCCTCGCCTCGGGGTCGGTCTTGATCTCGGGGTGGATCAGCGACATGACCTCAAGGGCTTCGCGCACAGTACGGTTGTACCAGCCGATGGCGTTGGAGTTGGTCTGAAGCGCGTAGAGCGCATCCATGACGCCCTGCTTGACGAGGTGATAAAGCACCTGCTCGTTCTGCATTGTCAGGTCGACGCCTGCCTTGTCGGCGGCATCCTTGACGCGCTTCTCGATGGCGAGCTTCAGCTCGCGGCCCGTCTGAAACTTCTTCTTGCTGGTGAGCGCGAAAGCATTTTCGAGGGACGCGATTTTGCGCGTGCGGGTGAGGCCCGCGCCCTGTGTCTTCATGGCTGCGCGAGCGTTGACCGGCGCAATCGAGAACTTGGTGTCCTCGGTATCAAACTCCTCGATGTCGCCCTGCTGGTCTTCGGCGCGCTGGATCAGTTCATACGCCGGGTCGGACGCGAGCAGCTTGTCGTCGAGCAGGAATGCTTTCTGCTGCGCAAACTCTTTCTTCTCGGACGGCAGGAAGTCGGGGTCGCCCAGAAGCGCCACCTTGCCGTCGGTGCGCCACAGATGCGGGCCGAAGTGATGCCACGCGTCCTGCGCCAGCGTTTCGGTGGCGTAGGCGCGACGGGCCTCGGGCGAATACATCCGGGCGTGCTCGTGATAGGCGGTGAAGTCAGCGTCGTAGCCGGGGCGCAGCCCGATCTGGTCGTAGCCGAAGATGTCATGCACGACGCGGAACAGATCATTGTTGGTGAGCGCCGTGCCGTCAGCCGCCCTGATGCCGCTGTTCTGGCGCATGGGGTGATCGGCAAGGCTCGGGGTCGAACCGAACATGTCTTCGGTCAGCCGCATCTTAACGCGCTTGTTAGCGGTGATGTCGCGGCCCATCTCGGCAGCCGAGGCATAAGGCTGGCCGTTGCCGCGCCACGGCTCGACAGTGATGCCGAGCGAATTGAACATGGCTTTGGTTTCGGTGGTCAGCGCCGTGTACGCGCGCTTCACCGCCGGGTTGCCGGGCTCGTGCTTGGCCTTGTCCTGAGCCTCGGCCACCTTCTGAATGAAGTCGATGTTCGGCTGCAATGTGGTAGGCAGGCTGGTCACGTCAGTAAGACCGGCCCTGTCCCTGTACGCCTGCGCCAGCGCCTGTGCCTGCGCCGGGTCCATGAACTCGCCCTCGGCGTAAGCCTTGTTGGCGTCGGTGCCGAGGACCGTCTTGAAGCCGGAACGACCGGCGTTGTCTTCGCGCGCCTGTTCACGCGCCGACAGATACTCAGCCGTCGCCATGCGCTTGGCGTTTTCGTCCGCAGCCTTGGTGCTGTCGCGCAGGTTCTGCACTGCGGCGTCAAGGCGCTGCCGGTTAACCGCGCGCTTGTTGTTCGCGCCCGGCGAGCGGACACGGTCAGCGACGAACCTGCCGGTGTCGATGTCCTCGAAGATGTCGCGGGGCAGGTTCATAACCAGACGGCGGAACCATGCAACAATCTGCTTGAACACGGTCGCGGGCTTGCCCGCCACCTTGCCGTCGGCCCAACTGCGGAAAGCCTCGGCTATGGCTTCTTCTTGAATGGCGTCGGGGCTATCGTAGCCGGGGATATCTTTATACAGACGCTCGGCCCGCTGAAGGAAAGTCTCGCCGTTCTCCCCCTTCGGGTCCTTGGACTTCCGCGCGTAGTTGACCAACGTCTTCCAGCCTTCTGTCTCAGGCCCGAGCAGGCCGGAGGTGCGGAGCTGGTGAATGGTTTCGTGGCGGATAATAGCCGCGAGCTTTTGAGTGATCTCCTCGACTGACATGTCGGGCGTGAAATGCTCAACGCTCAGCCGGACCAGCCGCTGGCTAGGGTTGAACGACCCTTCGATGACCTGACCGTCAGGCGTAGTCACGGCGTTGGTAAGCTGAATTTTGGTGCCGAGCAGCGGCAGGTTCATCTGCTTGGCCGTGCGCTCAAGCGCCGCGACTATTTCATCGACCCGGCCTTCCAAACCTTTGGGCGGCGTGTTGCGTACCGTGCCCATCTTGTTCAGCGCATCGGCGTGCGATTGCGCGTCGGCGGCATCGGCATGAACACCAACAATCTTTTGCCCGATGACTTTGCCGTCGGCGTCGAGCTGGTCCCGCACCAACTGGTAAGCGTCACCAGTTACATTTTCGACTTCGACATTCGAACCCTTGGGCGCGGCAGCACTATCTTGCGCAAGCTGAGCTGCGCCTTCCTGAGTTGCCGGGTAGGTGCCGCGCTCAACGCCGTCGATAAGCATACGATAGCCGGTGACAGTTTTTGTCGGGGCCACGCGGTGCTGCGGTGTCGGGGCCGGGGCGGGCTCGCCCTTCGGCTGCGGCGGGCGCTCCATATTCTGGCTATACGACTTGCGGGCCTCGGCTTCTGTGGCGAAGCTATCGACCACGGCTTCGCCGAGGAAGTTGCCGTCCTTGTCATAGCGCTTCTGCACCACGCCAAAGGCGGTCTTGCCAGCGGGCTCGATGCGCAACTCCGAACGGGCTCCGCCCTTGGTGTCTTCGCCCTTGCGGATCGAGGCAATCTTGGCCTGCGCATCAGCATTAGTATTGAACACACCGAGCGACGTGGTCTTGCCGTCCTTGGTCTGGCGCACGCGCACAGCACCGACAGGCAGTTCGCGCACGACATGCGCCATCACCGCGCCTTCGGGAAGGTCCGTCGGAACCGTGGCGCGTTCATTGCGCATCTGATTGGCCGGGACCGGGCCATTCTTACCTTCGACCAGATGACCCCGGTCGATGAGCGCCTGCTTCAACTTCGCCATCTTGGACGTGCTGGTGATGCCAGTCGCGGACTTCAGAGCATCAAAACTGTAGCGACCCTTTTCGGTAATCGCCATGACAGCCGACTTGTACTGCTCTTCGGTGAAGGGCTCATCGGCAGCCAGCTTGGGGGTGGCAACCGTCTCTGGGAACTCAAGCGGATCAAGACCGCGCTTTTGATTGTCGAGTTCACGCAGCGCCGTGGTCGCGGGCTGCTTCAGCGCCTTGATCTTATCGATGGTGTCGTTCGGCACCTTGGCCGCGCGCAGCTCGTCGAGCGTGATCGGGGCGTCGGGATCGCGGCCAAGCTGAATGCGCTTGGCACGGATGTCGGTCACCTTGTCGCCGAGCAGATCGGCAACCGGGCCAGCATTGGCCTCAGCAGGCGTGACATGCACAGGCTTGAGCTGCTCCTGCGCCGACCGAGCGGTAAGCGAGGTGCGGTCTTTGCGGGTCTGTTCGTTAAGCCGGTCCTGCGTGTCGCGGAACGCCGTGCTAAAATCCTGCTCATTGATGACAGGTTCGGGCTGTTCCTTGATCTCAGGCGCGGCACCGTGGCGGCGAGAGATAAACGGCTCATCCTTCTTGGGCGGAGGAAGCATCAGCAACGGCGGCTTGCCTGCCTCAGCGTCAACAATCTGATTGGGAGGCATGTCAAGATTGTCTTCGACCAGCGTCTCGAAATCGGTGCTGACCGTCGGACCGGGGCGCGTCACCGCGTCGATCTTGTTGCCGTCCTTGCCGTAGAGAATACGATCAGTGATCGCGCCAGTTGCGGCCATCGTCGTGGCCGCGCCAAAGCCGCCGATATAGGCATCGGTCAGACGACCGATGATCTGATCGGTGGTCATGTTCTCATTCAGCATAAGTTTGTCGATGAGAACTTCCGCGCCTTCGCTGGCGACTTCCGATGTCGGCTCCAGCACGAACATCTCAACCAGCCGCTTGATGAACGGCTTGGCTCCTTCTCCGAGGGCCTTACCAAGCGGAACCATTTCGGGGATGGTTTCCGCCAAACCATAGGCGCTCGACACGGCGCGCGCCAACTCAGGGGCCTTTTGGAAATTACTGAACCCTTGATCCTTCAGGAAAGTATTGAAGGCGCGGGGATCATCCTTGCGCAGTTCGGCATACTTGCTGCCAGCCACCTGCGAGAACATGGTGCCAAGAGACGCGGCCATACCTGCAACGCCGCCGACGCCAGCGCCAGCCACAATAGACGGGGCCATGTCGATAGCCGATTGCGCAATCATCGTGCCGTACTTGGCGAGTGCATCGTCAGGACGGATACGCGCCTCTACCGGGGCCGCCTGCATTTCCTTGAGCTGGAAGCGCAGGCTGTCCTTGGCCGCCTTCTCGCGCATCGTTTGCAGCAGGTCCTGCTGGTTCGCGGGGTCGCGCAGCGCAGCCTCGACCTGATCTTTCCCCTTTAGACCTTTGCTCGCGGCCCAATCGGCAAGCTGTTGGTACTGAGCTTCCAGACCCTGCCCGTATTCAAGGTTCACCCCCGGCAACAGCTTGGCAAGCGTGCGCGGGTCAAACAATTGCTCGACCATGTTCGGATAGGCAGGTTTACCTTCTTTGAACCGGTCTTCAAAATTTTGGATGTTGGTCTGGTTACGCTCTTCGACCTGAGCCTGTGCGTTACCAAGGGCACTCTGATACCAGCGGGCGGGCGTGCCAGTGACCGTCAGGCCTAGCGCTTCGGGCGCGGTATTGTAGTAGCCGACCTCGTCGTAGAAGGCTTCCTTGTCGATCTTGCCATCGTAGAACTTTTTGTAGATGGCGTCGGCGAGGTCTTTGTCGCTCAGGTTGTTATAGCGGGGGTACTTGGCGCGGAAGGCTTCGAGTTTGGTAGGCATGTGCGCAAAACACCTCTAGGTCGCCAAGCGATATAACAGCGCTAGTCATAGCCCCGTTTCGATGTTTTGGGTAGAGGGCAACCCCCTCTTACATCGGGATGCCGGTCATATCGACACCGTAGCTGTAGCTACCGGCACCGATCCCCATCGGGTTGTCGGGGGTAGCACCAGCCAACGGATCGTCGTCAAAGGAAGCCGTGGACGGAAGACCGGCAAGAGCCCGCTTTTTGAAAGCGTCTGCCGCCTCGATGCCTACCTGACTTAGAATTTGGAGGTAGATTTCTTCAACCATATCCCGACGTTGAGCTTCACGAGCGGCAGCTACTTTCTCGGGGTCCAGTGGCATGGCGTCCTTTGTAAATGCTGGGATCGGGTCATACCGACCCGAAACATCAGAAATGATCTTGTTGACTTTTGCCTCATCGCTAGCTTGCGCGGACGTGAGACGCGCTTCGACTAGCTGCCTATGCAGCTCGGGGTTCTTTTCCTTGAGCAAGTTTTCTTGAACTATAGCAGCCGCGTCAGGCGGGAGCCCGGCCAAAGCCGCTTCGGCCTCAGCCTGCTTGATCCGCAGCGCGTCCAGCTTGGCGTCGCGTGCCGCGTTGGCCTCGGCCAGCTTCTGGCTTTCGATGGTGCTGGTCAGACCGGCCTGAAGCTGAAGCAGCTTCATGGCCTCGTCGTCCGCTGCCGACAGCGCGTTCTGATACACAGGCACACCGGCAGAGAGACCGGCACCGACGTTCTTCATGAAGTTGGACGAGCCGCCGCCGATCATACCAGCGCCGATAGCCATGAGTGCCTGCTTGAGCGCCTTCTTGTTAGGGTCGCCAAGAGCAGCATAACGGTCCTGATAAATCTTTAGAATGTCGGCCAAGCCGCCGTTGCCGAACGTGACCTGACCGCCGGACGAGTAGCCGCCGACCATGCCGCCATTGGCAAAGCCCTGCGGAGCACCGCCAAGCGCGGCGTCAATCCCTTGCGGGGCTGGTGCCGCCTGCGACATCTGCTGCGCTTGCATGGCGGCGGCGTCAATCCCGCGCGGAGCCACGCGACCGAGAAGCTCTTCGGCCACAGTTGGCTGGCTTGCTCTGTACTTGTTCGCCTGCGCCTCGTACCGCTGACGGGCTTCCTTACGCCGATTGATCTCGGACAGGACCAAGAACGGCGGGATCGAGCCGTTCTGCATTTCCCTCGGCAGCGCGTCGTCGGGGAGACCGCGAAGCTGGTTCTGCTGTTCGATCAGGTTCATCGGCATGGCGTGACCTTAGATGAAGAAGCCTGCGGCGGTCGTGGCGACACCGAGGAGCTGTGACAGGAAGTCGGGTGCAGGCTGCGTGGTGGTCGAGGTCTGCGACCCCTGAACCGGCGCGCCGTAGAGAAGAGACGAGTACTTTGCCAACTGCTGGTATGGGTAGTCGCGCTGGTTGACGAAGTCCTGATACGCGATGTCGAGGCCAGCCTGCTGCTGCTGCTGTTCCTTAGCACCGACGCCAGACAGGGCCTGCGCGGCGTTGAAGCCGTACTGCTGGTACATGTTGGCGAGATCGGCCTGCGTCTTCGCGGCATCGAGGCCGAGGCCCGCGCCAAGACGCCGTGCCTCTTCATTCGCCATCTGAGCCTGAAGGTTGCGCGCCTGATCCGACGTGAACATACCGGTCGCGCGGTCATAGGCCGACTGAAGACCCTCAGCCTCGATGCCCTGAAGCTGCTGGTTTAGGTCGCGCTGAGCCAAGCTATCCTGCACGAACCGGCGGCTGCCACCAAAAGCACCAGCCTGAATGGCCTGCGCGTTACGGCCAGCCTGCTGTTCCTGAAAAGCCTGCTGAGCCCGCTGCTTCTGAACATCAAGGACGTTCTGGACATACGGGTTCATGTAACCCTGCACGTCAGCCTGCGCCCAATCCTTACTGGTGATCTGACCCGGCTGGAACCCGGCGATGCCGGACGCGGTCTGCTGCGCCTGCGTGATGCCGGTAGCAGGCGTGCCTGCCGTGTTACGGATCATCTGGAAAGCGTTCTGCGTATCCGGCGAAAACTGTGCCAACCGCTGACCGCCGTAGGTCTGGTACGGCATGGTCGAGACGGTCTCGGCGCGCGGCAGGAAGCGCTCGACATACGGTTTGATGTATTCGGGCAAGTCGCCAGTTGTAGTCGTCGTCGTGCTGTCGTTGCCCTTACCCATCGGTCGGCTCCTGCTGGAAGTCTATCTCACATACCACCATAGAATGTTTCCATCCATAGGGCTTTAACGCGCGCGACCAACCCTCGCGGCCAAACATCTCGATGCCGTCGAGGCCGTAGTCCTTGGCGAAGCTGGTCAGCGTTTTGGTCGTTCCCGCCGCCCACTCTTTCAATCGGCTGCCGCCGAGGCACTCGATGACCAGCATCTGCTTCAGCGGATACCGGGCCACGCGTGTCGTGAAGGCTGCGGCTAGTTCGTCCCCCGACGAGATAAGCCAGAGCAAGTGAGTACGCGAGATCAACCCTTGCAAAACCGTGTCTGCGGAGATGCGCCCGTCGGCCCGATCTATCGCAGGCTGGAGCAAAGGCAAGACGCGCGGCCAGATGGCGCGGACGTGTTCTTCCGGTACGATGCCAGCTTCCCACGTCACCGCGCCTTGCCCTTGACCTTCTCGACGTTCAGTTTGCTGGCCGGACGGCCATAGCTAAGCATCTCGTTAAGGTCCATCAACCGCTTCGCGCCCAGCTCCATGTCGCCGTCGCCAGCGTTCTTTACCGCCGCTGCCGTCATTACGAACTCGCCGTTCGACAGCCGGGCCTCCTGCACGCCATCGATGGTTGCCGGAATTTTATCTTCCTTCGGGCCGCCGTGGCCGAGGACGAGACGCGGCTCATTCACCGCGCCGCCCTGTGCATAAGTTGGGAAATAGTTCCATTCATTGCTGACGCCCGGATCAAACGGTGGCGTCACTGGAAAGACGGCGTTGCGGAAATACGGAGCGTAGAGCGCGTCAAGCATGGCCTGCGTCGGCGGCGTGTAGGTACCGGTTCCAGTACCGCCCGTGCCGCCCGTGCCGCCGGTGTCTTCGTCTTCGTCGCGCTTCTTTTTCTTCGAGGACTTGTTGCTCGAAGTGGAGGGAGAACCGTCCATCATAGGGGAAGTTGACGAGTACGTAATGGTCTCGGGAGCATAAAGGTTCGCGGCCATCTCGCGGCTGGCTTCGCCCCAAGGCGCGGTCGCATTCTTGCCGCCGCCGAGGAACATCCGGGAGAACAGGCTGTCGTTGAAGCGGTCCATGAGCATGTCGCCCGCCGTGTCGAGCAGGTTCTTCTCGCCCTTCTTGCGGGTGACCTTCTTTGAGCCGCCGACCGGGATGTTGTTGGGGTCGCGGAACGCGCCGTTGTTGGCCGCTGCATACAGCTCAGCGTCGGTGTAGCCCGGCACCTTACCGACCTGCTTGAAGCTGCCGTCGCCCGACTGCTCATAGATATAGCCGTTGGTGCCGACGATCTGACCGGGAGCGGGCGTGAAGGTCTTGCCCGTCGTGGTGCCGCTCTTTTGCAGTGTGGGTTCGACCTTCTCCTCATAAATCTGGAGAAGCTGGTCGGTCTTGTCTTCTGGCCCGCCGTAAGTGTCGGACACCTCGATGCCGTTTTCCTTGGCGTACTCTTCCGCCGCGCGGAGCTTCGCGCCCTGCGACATCATATCGGCGGTACGGTACGGCGAGTTCTCCAAACCGGAGAGCAGGTTACCGTAATCGCTGTTGTCGGCCATCGTTCCCGCATCCTCGATGGCGCGCATCCTCTCGATGGCCCAGCCGGGATTGCTGACCGCGAAGTCGAACAGCGACGGGCGTTCGCGCGGCACCACGGCGGCGACAGCCGGGGCACCTGCCGCAGTCTCCCTGAACGGAGCCAGCATTTCGTAAGACAGCAGGGGATCGTACCCAACCGTCAGGGTCGAACCGGCTTCCTGCGTGATGCCGGTGGCCGGGTCGGTAACGAGACGCCCTTGCCCGCTCGGGTCCTGCTGCGACATCGGAATGCCCGGCTTGATGCCCTGAGCAATCAACGCGTCTTCCATCGGCGAAGGGGCAAAAGGCTGCCCGGCGACCCGACGTGGAGCCATAACGTCACTAAGTGCGTCAAGAGACGCGATGCCCGTCGGCACGAAAGACGAGGTCATGGGGGATAGACCGCCGCTCGGAGCCGTGGCCTCGGGGGTAAGCATGGCGTCACCGAGCACGCGGTCAGTCGCCCCGACACGGCCTGCCTGATAGAAAGGGTTGGCAAGGGTAAGACGGGATTTATCCGTTGCTCCGCCAACAAGCGACGCGCCTTGCGAAGCCAGTACGTCAAGCATATTCGGCTTGCCGGTATAATTCATGGTCGGGACGGCACGGGTCGTGGGGGCTTGACCATAGTTTTCCGGCAAGTCCGCGCCCTGCGCCTGACCAATCAGCAAGCTCATGGGGTCAAAGCCTACGTTAGGGGCCTTTTCCGAAGTAGCTCGCTGAGGCGTAACGCTCTTCAAAATTTCGTTGGCGATACCACGGGCATTCATCATGCTCGCGTCGGTCGCGCGCCCAACACGCGGGGCGGTAACGACCGTCTGGTTGCCGGGCGCAACGTACTGCTGCTGCGGCATACCAATGGTATTGACACCTTGCCCGTATGGCTTGGTTCCGGGGGCGACGTAGTTCATCTGCGGCATCGGGCCGGTATTGATGCCCTGACCATACGGTTGAACTGCGATAGGCTGGTTGCCGGGGGCAACGTAGCTCTGCTGTGGCATACCGATAGCCGCGATGCCTTGCCCGTACGGAGAAGGGCGCGGAAAGCTGCCCGCCGGGGTCTGCCCGAAGCCGATACCCATGTCTGCCGGAACGGTGTTGACGAAGGCAGGCTGCGGTACTGCCGCTGGGGCAGTGGGGAGCATCGGCTGCAACGACGCCAACAGTTCAGGGCTGATGTTTTTGTTGACCTGATACGACAGATTAGCCGACGCGATGTCGGGCTGCGCAATCTGCTGGACCGGCTTGCCCGCGTAAAAGTCGGTGTAGAACTGCGAGCGGTACTTATCCGCTTCGTCCGCCGTCAGGCCCGCTGGGTTCGGCACTGTACCGCCGGTTTTGGCCGTGGCGGCAAGAGCCTGCATAAACTGATTGGCAATAGCCGCCTTGGATTGCGTTGGCATCTTGGCTGCTGCGGCGTCGAGACCAGCGAGCGAATTGATCGCCTGCTTCTGCTGCGCAGTCGGTGCCTTGGGAGACGAAGACGGCTTGCTCGTGCCGGACGAGCCCATCATCTCAGACAGACTAGGCGTCGCGGGTTTCTTGGTTGCCGTGCCGGACGACCCGCCCGATGAAGACGACGAGCTGCTGGAGCTACCCGTCGGTTTGACGACAGGCTTGAGGACAGGGTTGGCGAGCCCGACCGGCTGCGAGGTCGAAGCCGGTTTCGGAACTGTCGTGGTAGTCGGCTTCGGAGGAAGCAGCGTCGTTCCGGTCAGCAGGCTGATCGGGCTATAGGTTGTGGTTCCGCCGGTTCCGGCCATATCATTTCTCCTACGGCGTGGTGGTCAGCGTACCGACCGAGCCTGTACCGGATATACCGCTGGGGTAAACGGTTTTTACAAGAACGACACCAAGTGTACCTACAGCGCCTGTCGCGCTTACAGTTTGCGCATAACAGTTTCCTTCTAGCACAATACGCAGAAGATCGCCGTCGCGGTAAACTTCGCCCACAATAAGCCCTGCGCCGCTCGCGGGCAAGCTCGGCAGGATAAGACGACCGCCGCGCAGGGCGGCGGGGAAGTCAGCGAGCCGGGTGTAGTTTTCGATCCAGCGGTTAAGCTGCCGCGCCCATTCTTGCGTGTACTCGATGGGCGCGCGCGGCGGGGCCGGGGGCAGCGCCGCCGTCGAACGCCTGACGTTGGTCGGAACTGTCATCTTTGGCCATCCGGGCTGGCATAGATACGGGGCACGCCGAGCTGCCACAGCGTACCCGCCGTGTCGGTGGCGATGGTGAAGTCGACCGACCGGGCGCGGAAGCGGCGGTCCAGCTTCTGGGTGTACTGCTCGACCGGCGCGATGAGCGTGCCCGAGGCCGTGCGCGTCACCGTCGGGTCGACACCGTTGACGAAGGCCGAGCCGGGGTAGTCGCGCTTGTTGAACTCGAAGGTCACACGCGGCGTCGTCGCCGTGGAGCCGTAGAAGTTCATGTCGGGGACGATACGGCTGACCAGCATGAAGTCCATGCCGTTACCGATTTCGAAGACCGACGAAGTCAGGTAGCTGTCGAGGGCCGCGCCGTCCGCCGCCGTGGTGCCCATGTCATGCATATAGATGAAGCCGTCAGGCGCACCGGCGAGCGGCACGTCTTCGTACCACGCGTCGAGCCACGTCGTGCGGCCCGTGCCGTTGTAGCTGCCGTAGTACCAGATCAGGTTCGACGGGTCTTCGTAGTTGCACACCACGTAGAAGTTGCACTCGTCGGAGTTGTTCACCGGCATGTGCCAGATGACTTCCTTGTACTGCCGATCGATGCCCGCGTAAATTTTATCGGTCTGGCTGTAGTTCAGGATCGAGAAGACGTACTGGCGCACCGAGCACGGCATGTCGCGCACAACGCCGTCGTACATCTGGAAGACGCCGTTCGCCATCCAGAAGGTCATCGAGCCGGTCGACGCCGCTGCGTTTGGCCCGATCAGGTGGATGTTCGTGCCGATACGAACCTCGCCGAAGGTGTACGGCGGGCCAACATACTTGAAGCTGTGCAGGCTAACGTCAGTGAAGACGAGCACTTCGGTCGTGGTTTCAATGGCGCGCAGGATGCGCGAGCCGACGCCGATGCGCAGCTCGCCCGCGCTGTTGGTGCTGTCGGGGAACCAGACGGTCTTGTCCTCGCTGTCCGACCAGCGGATCAGCATCGGGTCCTGCGTGTCGCTGTCGAGAGGATTGCAGCCGAAGCACAAGACATGGCGGCTGTTGTCGCTGACGAGGACCTGCGCGGCCACGACGGGGACATACGCCTGAATACTCGCGGGGGCCGTGGAGCGGAGCGTCACGGCGCGACCGGCGATGGACGCCGTGGCCTTATAGTAAACCCCGCCGTTGCGGACGCAGAAAATCAGGTCTTCACCAAAGGTATCCTCCGACCACAGCCGGATACCTTCGGTGGTCACCGGGTCGCCTGAGCCTTGGCCCCAACCGCCGGAGGTGCCCCAGCCGCCGGTGCCCCAGCCGTCGCCGGTCTGCGCCGTGGCAAAGCCGATATTGATCTGGTACTCGGCGGTGACCGTGCCGCCGCCGTTGGCGCTGCTCGTCGCGGCGCTGACCGTGCTCGGCAACTCAAACTTGTAGGTGTCAGCGTCGACCACTTCGGTGATCTGGAACTCGCCCTCAAAGTCCGCGAGGGCGATACCCCCGAGCGTACCGACCGTCGAGGCAAGGTCAAAGGTGACCCACGAACCTTCCGTCGCGCCGTGGGCCGTGTCCGTTACCGTGATGGTGCGCGTGCCGTTGGTTGTGTCGAAGGGGTCGGTGAGCGTTGCCGTTGCGCGCAGCGGCGTGATGTCATTAAGCTGGCTACCCCGGATGATGTAGTATTTCTCTTCCGTCCCCGCCGCATAAAGATTAGTGCCATCGAGCTTTGTGAACGGGAACAGCGTGCGAAAGATACCCGCCGCCTGCTCGCTGGTAAACTTCACCCAGCCGCCGATACTCTCGGCGGTGCCGGAGCGCCAGCGCACAAGATTGCCGTCATACCAGCCGCCGGTGTTGCCGTAGTTGGTCGTCTCCCGGTTGATGCCGGGCCGGAACTGCAACTTGATCGGGTCCGGTGCGGGAGCGCCTTCGGCCATAATGTTCGCCCTTTACCAGACAGTGACGATGACGCGACCATTACCGCCAGCGCCGGAGTTCCCAGTCTCGGCACCGCCGCCGCCGCCTCCGGGAACGGAGCCAGCCGTAGCGTTTGTAGTACCCGTAGCCCCCGCGCCGCCCGCGCCGCCCCAGACAGAACTGCCGCCTACCGTAGCCGAACCGTTTTCAGTTCCGCCGCCACCGCCGCCGCCGCCGTAGATAGATGCGCCACCAGCACCGCCCACTCCAGAGCCTGTACCGCCGCCACCGCCACCGCCGCCGTAAATACCTTCGCTGCCCGCAGTACCGTTCGCAGCCGCAGCCGAAGCACCGCCGTCGCCGCCATCACCCTTACCGCCTGCGCCGCCTACAAGTTCGTTACCGGCAGAACCTGCGCTGAGAAGCCCGCCGCCACCGCCGCCGCCGCCCTCATTATCGCTACCACCGTCACCAGCGCCGCCGCCAAAAGCAGTGTAAGTCACCGCCCCATGAACAAACGTGGTGTTACCGCCTGCGTTACCCGCGCCGGAGGTAGTCTTGGCCGCGCCGCCCGCGCCGATAGTGATCGTAGCCGTAGAGGCTATGGATGAGAGGGTAAAAGTTTCATCGAAGCCTGCGCCGCCACCCCCGCCACCACCGGCGGAACCGTTACCCTTAGGCGTACCGCCAGAGCCGCCGCCTCCCCACATCTGGATGCGGATGAAGTTACCCGAGGACGGCTTCGTCCACGCAACCGGGCTATCTGCCAGATTGTATGTGGTGCTGGTAACCGTCCCGATGGCCGCGCCGTTGATGTAAAGCCCCGTGGCGTTAACCGTGCCTGCACCCTGCGAGCCGCCCGTTGCCGCGCCGACGACGACACCGCCGTCAGAGAACGTGTAACCGCTAGACGCGCCAGCGAAGGTCAGCGTGTTGGTGCCTTCGGTGATGGTGACATCGCCGCTGTCCCAGTTGATGACGCCACCGGCGGCGAGGAACAGGTCAGCAAAGGCTGTGCCCGCAGCGCCGAGCGCGGCGCTGTTATCGGCGGACGGCAGAACGGCAGCGTCGAAGCTGTAGCCGTTGGACGCGCCTGTGAAAGCGAGAGCGTTTGAGGCGTGGGTAATCAGGGCATCGCCGTTGGCGAAATTGATGACACCGCCAGAGGCGAGGAACAAGTCAGAGAACGCCGCCGTGCCCGTGCCGAGCGCCGCGCCGTCATTGCTGGCAGGGTAGATGAGCGCGTCGAAACGATAGCCTGTCGAGGCCCCGGCAAAGTAGAGCGCGTTGGCTTCCTGCGTGATCGTGACGTCGCCGCTATCCCAGTTGATGACGCCGCCAGCTCCAAGGAAGAGATCAGACCACGGAAGGCTGGTCGTTCCGAGCGCGATGTTGTTGGCCGTGGTCGGGGACAACGCACCGCTGGTGGAGTTGAAATAGAACCCGAGGCCGTCGCCCACGTCGGTGCCGTCGCAATAAAGCCACTTCGACGTTCCAGCCGCAACGTACACGCCGGTCGCCTGCGTGCCCGTCTTCACTTCCATACGCTGGTTGGTCGAGTTCTTGAACAGCCAAACCTTTTCCGCTTCCGGCACTTCAACCGCGAAATTGCCGCCGGGGGTGCCTGTGGCTTCGATCACCATGTTACGCGTCTCATTCGACGCGTAGTCGGTGTTGGTCAGGACTTTGGTTGTCGTGTTGGTTTGAATGAACGTGAAGTAGCCGGTGATCGCCTGCTCAAGCAGCGTACCAAGGTTCACGTTAGTGGTGTCACCCCACGTTCCCGACTGATCGCCGGTATCCATGAGTTCAAGGCGGAGAGACGGGGACGGTGAGCTAGCCATTCTATTTCCTTACGTCACAATCTGTGTCCAGCCGCCGCCGGGGCCAGCAGGAACTTGTACCCATGAGCCTGCGGGGCCGGAAGGGACCGTAGACCACGCACCCGACGGACCATCCGTCACAGGTGACCAACCGCCCGACGGGCCTGCGGGGACGAGCGTCCAATTCGCATCGGGGCCGGGGGGCACAAGGCCCCAGACCAAGATGATACCCGTAAGCCCCTGCGCTGCCAAGCCGCTTAGATACACGTTCGCGTCGGCGTTGACTGCAATATTTCCGACAGCCGTGGCCGAAGAGACCCCGGTCACGTTCACGAACTTCTGCAAGAAGATCGTGACAGAATTTACCGCGCCGACCGCCTCGATGCCCGTCAGCGAGATATTTGCGTCGGCGGTTGTATCAAGGGTGCCGACCGCGCCGGTGGCAGAAACACCCGTCACCGAGACCGAAATGTTCGGCTTTACCGTAACAGAGTTAACGCTCCCGGTAGCCTCGACGCCGGTCAGAGAGACGTTTGCGTCGGCGCTGACCGCCGGGGCACTGACTTCGCCGGTAGCCGTTATGCCAGTCGGGTAGATGTTGGCGTCGCCAGTGACCGTCGGGGCGTTCACCGCGCCGGTGGCAAAGACGCCGGTCACGGGGGCCAAGGCGTTCTGGCTGGCAATCAGCGTGCCGACTGCGCCCGTAGCCTCAACGCCAGTGATCGACGTATTCGCGTCGGCAGCAACGGCGACAGAGTTAACCGCGCCGGTAGCTTGAACACCAGTTAGACTGACCTGTGTGAGCAGGTAGACCGCCAGCGTACCGGTTTCGCCGGTAGCTTGAATGCCGGTTAGCGAGATGTCGGCATTGGCCTCGACGGCAAGCGACCCGACTGCGCCGGTGGCCTCGATGCCGGTCAGCGAGATGTTTGCGTCTGCCGCGACCGCGACCGTGTTGACTTCACCGGTGGCAAAAACCCCGGTTAGGCTGACATCAACGTCGACCTGAACCGCGACGGAGTTGACCGCGCCGGTGGCTTCTATGCCTGTCAGGCTGATGTTCGCGTCGGCAGCAACAGCCGGGGCGTTTACCGCGCCCGTCGCCGCCACGCCGGTCAGGCTGACATAGACGACATTGTCCTGCCCGAACGGCCCGGAGGCGAGCGGTGCGCCTGCTATGGGGCCGAATGCGAGCATGGCCTTACCCTTGTGTTAACCCGGCCTAAAACTACCAGACATCGCCGATGCCCGCCAGCGTCCTAGAAAATGATGTAGCCATAAGACCGGGGGAAGGCTGCCGCAGCGGGGGTATAGATCACAAGGATCGCGCCTTGCGCCCCGTTGCCGCCATTACCTGTTGTGGCAGAACCAGCGCCGCCTGCGCCGCCGCCACCATATGTTGCGCCCGCGCCGCCGTTGCCGCCTGCGCCCGTTCCGGTAGTACCGACACCGCCGCCGCCAGCGCCGCCCGGACCAACTGCAATACCAAGCGAAAGAAGATAATATTGACCGGCCCCGCCATTGCCGCCGTGCCGACTAGACCCGGAACCGCCAGCGCCAGCGCCACCGCCGCCGAGAATACCGTTAGCGCCCGGTGCGCTAAAAGTGCCAGCGGCAAATGTTCCGATAGCATTAAGACCGCCATTAGCGCCTGTCGATCCTGAGCCAGCCGCGCCCGCTCCCGCAATACCGCCGCCGCCGCCGCCGGGGGTTGTCGCAGTCTGCGCCGCACCGTTGTATCCATTTGCCGATGCAGTAGCTGACGACCCGCCACCATTGCCGCCGAGATCGGTGCCGATATTTGCTCCGCCGTTGCCGCCGCTGTATTTTGACGCACCATAACCGCTAGCCGCAGCACCCCCGGTGCCGGTTCCAGCGCCCAAGCCGCCCGACCCACCTTTAGCGAGAACACCAGTTGTATCGGATGTCGGAGCCGTATTGGACGATGTGTTGGTGCTAGTGTCCCAATTCAACCACGTATCGCCACCAGCAGTGCCTGCCGTGTTTGAAGCAGCGCCGCCCACCCCGCTCGACCCGACAGAGTAATAAACCGTAGCGTTTGGGCTGAAGGAAAAATTGCTTCCAACAGATACCGCGCCACCGCCACCGCCTGCCGCATTGTTGCCCCCATCGGCGCTTCTACCGCCACCGCCACCGCCGCCAATGGTGATGACGGTGTTAGTCGAGGACATATCAGACGGCGTAGTCCAAGCCGTCCCGCTAGGGAGTGAAATGGTTTTAGTCGTGGGCGTATACTGGATAATGATAACGCCCTGCCTGCCGCCGCCGCCAGCAGAGTTTGTGCCCCCAATGCGGTAGCCGCCCGCACCCGCGCCACCGTAGAAGCCGCCGGTTGCACCCGGATTGGTGCCGGTCGTGTTCGCCCCGCCGCCGGAGCCAGCGCCATACGAAATGTTCGATACGTTCGAGTAGCCGGTGCTCGTGTAGGTATTCAACCCCATGTAGGCCGAACTATTATTACCAGCAGTATTAATCGCACCGCCCGCAAGATTGCCGTTATCGGCAGTGCCGCCGGTCGTACTAGTGCCATCTCCGCCAGCGCCATTTTCGCCAGCCGCGCCGCCCCCGGAGCCACCATAAGACGACGATACGCCAGCCGCGCCATTGCCGCCTGAATACTTTATAGAGCCTGTGCCGCTTGCAGCCGCGCCGCCAGTGCCGCCTGTTCCGGGGGTAAGAGTTGCGGTGCCGTTACCGCCTGTCCCACCTTTCGCACCAACAGAAGAAGCCGCGAGGTTCGCGCCGTTGAACCAAGTGTCGCCGCCCGTTTGACCGGCGCTACTGCCACCCGACCCAGTGCCACCAACACCAACGGCATAAGTAACTGTAGCGCCTGCCGTAAGCGACAAATTGGTGATCGTGGAAGCTGCACCGGCCCCGCCACCGCCAGCGGCGGCACCCGTAACGCTGGAAGCTCCGCCACCGCCACCACCACCACCGATGACAGTGACGCTGTTGCTAGAAGAGTTCCAGTCGTGGGGGACCAACCACTTTGTACCGCCGGTCAAGGCGATGGTTTTTGTAGCTGGCGAGTAAGCAATCAGGATAAAGCCCTGACGGCCAGCGCCACCGGCAACAGACCCGACGCCACTGCCACGATAACCACCTGACCCGGCACCGCCATAAGTGCCACCAGCGCGGCCCGCCAAATCAATTGTTGTGGTAGCGCCAGCGCCGCTGCCAGAGCCCGCGATGCCGTTTGTGTTTGCGTAAGTGCCGGAATAGGTATTCGTGTAAAATAGATAAGTGCCGTTGTTTCCGACTGTGTTTGCTGCGCCACCGGCAACGAAGCCTGCATCCGCCGTTCCACCGGTCGTTGTCGTGCCGTTTCCGCCAGCACCATTCGGGCCAGCCGCCCCGCCTCCAGACCCACCGCGCGTAGCAGCCGTGCCTGCAAGCCCATCGCCACCGCTGTATTTGGTCGTGCCGATGCCTGAAGCCGCTGCCCCGCCCGTCCCTGCCGCGCCGCTACCGCCAGCATTTGCAAGCCCGCCGCCTGTTCCGCCTTTTGCGCCAACAGAAGAAGCGGCGAGGTTCGCGCCGTTAAACCACGTATCTCCGCCTGTGCCGCCATTCGTAGGAGAACTTGAACCCGCCGCGCCCGCAGCGCCGATGGCGTAAGTAATTGAAGCTCCGGGGGTAAGCGTCAAGTTGTTGATGATTGACGCTGCGCCGCCGCCACCGCCGCCAGCGGCAGATGTTGCAGCGTTTGCGCCGCCACCGCCGCCGCCGCCACCCACAGCCAAAATGTAGTTATCAGACGAGTTCCAATCGGCGGGGACTGTCCAAGACGTACCGGCGGTGAGGATAATGACGGGCATGTTTACTCAGCCGGGGGCGGATTGGGGTCGCTAAACGTGCCGGTTGCGGGGTCGTAGACCCAGCCAATATCACAGGGGGTGTCGGTCACATCTATGAGCATCGTGCCTTCAGGCGCAGGATCGACACCCGCGTTGGCGACGATGATGTTGATGACGATGTTGGTCAGGATGTCGACGACAGCAGCCCGCATTTATGTCCTCGTGAATTTGAGCGACAGCGTCACGCGCTGCACAGTGCTGGCGCTGTCGACGTTGAAAGCAAGGCAGTCCCCGGCGGTTATCGTTGTAGTCCAGCCAGTGAGCGTCGACGACTGCCCCTTGGTTGACGACGAGATGGTCGGTTTGGCTGAGCCTGTGATGGTGTCCGCCACGGTGGGCGGATAGTTGGCGTAGGTGTCTTTCCAGATGTCGACCACGATGGAGCCGCTCTGGTCTGCCAGCAGCGTCCACTCGTTGATTGTGCAGGCAAACGGGATCGTCAGATCGCCCTTCTCTCCGGTGGTAATTGCGGAGCCGCTGCCGTCAATGATGAAGGTGATCGTGCCGGTCTGCGGGATGTCTGCGCCGAACATGGTCAGTGCCACGGACGGGGCAGCGGTGAAGTTCACCGCCGAACCAGCATTCGAGCTTGCCGTCACCGTGCGGGTCAACGTGGTGCCGGAAGCCGTGTAGGTGCCGGTTCCGATCTCCCACTCGGTGAGGTCGGACGAGTAGGCGCGATACCGATAGGTCGCGCCATCGACGGCCCCCGCCTGCGCGGGGGTCTGCCAGCCAGTTACGGCTGCGGAGACGGTAAAGGTGCCCGTGCCGCCGGAAGCCGCCGTGAAGACACAGGCGTTGACAAACGACGCCATCGGGGCACCTCTTTAGGCGAGGCGGATCACCGCGTTCGATGCGTCCGCCGTCGGGAAGATGATGGTCAGGTCGCCCGCCGTAGCGGTCTTGTCACCGCCAAAGCTGAACACACCGACCGACTTGTCCGACTTCGAGGAGTTGTAGATCAGGCACCCCGAGGTGGTGATCGTCGCGTTCGCGAAGGTCAGGTCGTGGAAGTCGGTAATCGCCGTGGTGCCCGTGATGGACGGGTTCACGTTGGTCAGAGGTTCGCCACCTGCCGTGTAGTTAGTACCAGACGCCTCATCCGCGCCCATGTTCGAATAGTTGACCGTGCCAGCGCCAAAGGTGCCGACAATTGACGCCGTAGCGCGGAACAGCGCCAGCTTAAACACGTCGCCGGTGCCGTTGGTGAAGTTGTGGGTCGCGGTCAGCAGCTCCTGCTTGAAGCTGGTGCACATAGCCTGCGAAATAGCCATCAGAGTTTCCTCACGATTTCTGCGGCGTCGTGCTGACCCGCCTGTTCCAGAATGTTGTAGAGCGTGGTGCGCTCGCTGCGCTGGGCCTGCTCAACATAGTGTTTCACTACCACACGCATACGATCTTTGAAAGCGATGGCCTGTTCGCGGATCGCGGGCGGCGCGGTGTCCGCGACATGGAGCAGCTTGTTGACCGCCATGTCGGTGATCTCGTCGGCGTTGAGGCCCCGGCCCGAGGTGATGACAGACTGCACGGTGCCGATCTTGCCGCCACCTTCGAGAGAAAACATGCCTTATTGCTCCGCTGTCCGCTTCTCGCCGCCGCGATAAACGTCCTTGCGGTCGCGGGCTTCGCCGAGGTTCTTGAGGCCCTGAAGGCCGATGAGGAAGCGCTCGCCGTATGTGGCGGCCATGCCGTCAATACCCGAGGTGCGCTTCATCCAGTTTGCTGCCTCTTCGAGCGTGCCGTAGAGCAGCGTGTCATAGGCGTTCTCGCTGAGCCACGTCGTGCCCGAAGGCGCGCCCGCCGTCAGCGAGGCGGGCTTGTAGAAGTAGTGCAGCTCGGCGGCGTAGCTCTGCGTCGGGGTCGGGGCCACGATAATCGTGGTGTCGTTCGCGTCGGCGCTGAACAGGGCGTAGTAGCGCGGCACGCCGGTGACCGTCGGGTCGGGGTAGACCTCGCGCATGTAGTTCACGTCCTTGTTGAGCAGGTACGTGTATTCGTTGAGCACGATGACCGCGAGGCTCGCCGGGGCGAGGAAATCATCGGGGAGCTGGAGGTATTTGTTACCGGCGCTGAACGAGCCGGTAACGTTTTTGCGGAAGAAGGGGAGCTGGACGAAATACCAGATGCGCTCTTCAGCCTCGCGGATGAAGGTCGGGATCATGGCAACAAAGTCGGGGTCGTCGTACTGAGTGTACGACTGCACGTCCGCTTCGAGGTCGGCCAGCGTGTAGACCATTATTTCTGCTTCCGACCTTCGTGATAGTCGTCTTCAGCGGCGAACTTCGCCTTCTGTTCGGCGTTGAAGTACGGAGGCGCGATCTGCGGCGACATGCAATAGCGGTCAACCACAGGGCGCTTCACGATGGGCTTCATTGCGCCCATACCACGGGACTGCCTCATTTGCCTTTGCCTTTCCGA